GCGCAACGCCATACACAAAAGACTCAGAAATGATGAACGCCGAAACCTCAGCAATCGGGCGAGCAATCCTGCTAGTTGGTGGTATCGGTATTAAGCCTGGCGGAGGCATGGCTTCAGCTAATGAGGTACGTAATCGTGCCGGGGACGACCGTCTCTCCCCGTCCTCGAGCACGAACGTACGTCAATTCCCTAACAAGTTCCCTAAACCGTGTGTGCATTGCGGATCTGTGGTGGCTGAGGGTGAGGGTGTGTCGTGGAAAGACGGCGACAAATACAAGACCGCACACAAAGAGGGCCAGTGTGACATGGAGGCACCGTTCTAGTGGGCAGCATGAAAACCGATTACATAAAAGCCAAGGAGCAACGCAAAAACCTTGAGCGTTACAGGTTCAGGCGCATGCACGCCGAACGAGCCACAAGCAAACAAATCGACTACCTGGTCAACTTAGGGCACATGAAACTGTGGGAAGCACCAGCCACCCTCGATTGGGTAAAAGACACGTTCATACTGCCAAACGCACACCACGACGTGACCTGCTTTATGGACCTAAACAAGGAAGAAGTGAGCAAAGCAATAACCCGACTAAAAGAGGAGCTAGCCAGTGAATGACCTGACCGAAACAATCGCAGTAACAGCCATGATCTACCTAGGAATTGTGGCAATCCTGTGGACTATCAAAATCATTAGAAACAAAGACCACTGGTAAACCGTGCTTGAAAAAGACTTTCAACAGTCGGTCGTTGACCTGGCTAAATGGAACGGCTGGCGTGCCCACGCAACCCGCACCGTACAAGTCAAATCAGGACACTGGCTAAGCCCCGGTATCGACGCAGGGTTCCCTGACCTGATCCTGGCACGTGACGGTGAACTGCTGTTCATTGAATGCAAAATGGAGAAAACCAAAACTCGAGCCAACCAGGATCTGTGGCTTGAACTGCTCGAGTCCGTGTGTCGGATCGGGCAAGTCGAATGCTACGTATGGCGACCCGCAGATTGGGAGAAAATCGTTAAAAGGTTGACCAAATGAAAATTGCTTATGCCGACCCACCGTATTACAAACAAGGGAAACGGTTGTACGGCAACGCACATGACATGGCACACATTTGGGATAGCAAACAAACGCATTTAGATCTCGTGCAACGACTAACTTCAGAGTTTGACGCTTGGGCGCTGAGTTGTAATCCACAAGACTTGACATGGTTGTTGCCATCTTGCCCAGAGCAAACCAGGGTTTGTGCGTGGGTAAAAACTTTTCATCAGATAAGGCCGCTTTGCTCAGTTCAGTACGCTTGGGAACCTGTGCTGGTGTTTGGCGCTAGACAAATTAAACACCGGAACCCTATGGTGCGAGACTGGTTGGCGTGCGCTCGTAGCATGCGTAAAGGCACCATTGGTGCTAAACCCGCCGAGTTTAACGTATGGCTGCTTGACGTACTTGGTTACGACCCAAATGAAGACACATTTACGGATCTGTTTCCAGGTTCAAATGGTATGGCTGGCGTGCTTATGACTTATGAAGCTGTGCCAGTAACATCACAGACCAAGCGCAAGGTGTAGTGGCCAGCGCAGCCCCAGGTTCGACGGTCATGAGCCTGGGGCACAATTCGCACAACTGAATACAAACCACGGCCTCGTACGGGATTGCACTGTGCAGGTATAACACTCGGGGACGAGGGTAGACCTCGCATACCCTTACAGCTGTGGAAAGCGTCCGGGTAGGAAGACACGAGGAGCAGCGTATGAACGACACAAACACGAAAGGTGCACGGCATGACCATTAACGGCGACCAGCAGAGACAAACTGCAAACAGCGGGAGGAGCGACGCACAGACCCGCATAACAGCACCAACGACAAGCCCGCTTGCGGGCGCGTCAGTATGCACAACCTGCGACGGAACAGGCTGGACCAGTCACGCAACCAAAGGACTCACACGCTGCAAAGGCCAAGGAATACCACATGCCTAAACGCACAACAAACCCCGCATACCTAAAAGCACGACAACACCTACTCGCAGACAACCCACCCTGCCACTGGTGCGGAGCCAAAGCCACAGAAGCAGACCACCTAATCGAACACGACCAAGGAGGCACCGACGACCTCGACAACCTCGTACCCTCATGCAAACCCTGCAACAGCAAACGCGGAGCCATCTACGTCAACAACAAAACCAAACAACGCGTCAAAGCACGACAAACCTTTTTTGACACAACAACAATGCCCCCGACCCCCATCTTTCCGTCTATCCCAAAGGAACCAGCAAGAACTGGCGGAAACCAGCCTGAAGCGACAGCGTCGAGCTTGATCGAGTCGGGTTTGCCTAGGTTGCGTACGCCTGTGTCGGGGGGCAACAGTTATGGCCCTGAGATTGTGGCTTGGGCTGAGGCGCAGCTGCAGGTCGAGTTAATGCCGTGGCAACGGTTGGTGCTTGAGGATTGTTTTACTCATGTTGACGGCAGGTTTGTGCACCGAACTGGCTTAGTGTCGGTTGCTCGTCAGAACGGTAAAACCACTTTGCTCGAGGCTGCGATTGGTTGGCTGTTGACGGTGTATCCACAGATCATTGGCAAGCCTGTGAACATTCTTTCTACTGCGCATGATCTCGGTTTGGCGGTTGAGTCGTTTCATGCGTTGGCTGACATTCTTGAGGAACGGTTTGGGTGCAAGGTAACTCGAGCGTATGGCCGTAACCAGGTGAACGCCCCGGACGGTTCTGTGTGGAAAGTGTCAGCGTCAACAGGTAAAAAACATGGTGGAACATGGGACTTCATCTTTGGTGACGAGTTGTGGGCACTTTCCGAAGCTGCAGTGTTTGGTGCGTTGAGACCGTCACAAATTGCTGTACCGAACCCGTTGATGTTGCTGTTCTCTACGGCTGGTGACGAGTCTTCGAAGGTGTTTCAACAGTTACGTGAGCAAGGGTTGCAGATTATTGACCGTGGCACCCCTAGTGATTTGTACATGGCTGAGTGGTCGGTTCCGCCTGGTATGGACCCTGGCGTGGCTGAGCTGTGGCCGTTAGCCAACCCTGCTTTAGGTAAAACGATCACACTTGAGGCTTTGCAGTCGGCACATAACGCACCCGACAAAGTGCAATTTATGCGAGCACATTTAAACCAGTGGGTTAGTGCTGCAGGGTCTTGGCTGGAACCTGGCGTGTGGGCAGGATTAGAAACCACAGACCCAATGCCAGCAGGCGGAGTGTTAGCAATCGAAACCAGTATTGACGACTCACGGTTTGTGGGGGTGCGGTGCGCATTTGACGGCACCCGGGTACACGTAAAAGTCGAGTTCATTACCGACACTGAAACCGCAGCCTGGCAAGAAGTCGAACGTGTCATGACAGATCACGCAGTCACTTTGGCGGTCACACCGTCGCTGGAGATCCATTTACCGCCGTTCACAAACAAACGGTTTACCGTAGTTGGCTACGCCGAACTACTGAAATACACCAGCCTGGTGCGAACAATGATCCTCGAGGAACGCGTACAGCACCGTGGCGAACAGATCCTTGCCGAACACGTCAACCGCGCAGTGTTGGTCAAAACTGTGCAGGGTGCTGTGTTGAGCTCACAAAAGTCACCAGGCCCAATCGAGTTGACACGCTGTTTGGTGTGGGCTGCAGCCATGGTGTCAAAACCTGTAAGAAACCAAAGACCTTTACTGGTCGTAGGTCGGGGGTAGAATACCGACGAGTCTGGGTTCGTCGGGAGCCCAGGCTCACTGAGGACTCATGGGTATCTTTACACGCAAAGAAACTAAAGCGCAGATCAGCACCGAAGCCGTCGGCGCAGCCAAAGCAGCTGCAGCAGGCTCGGGCTACATGTCGAACCTGCAAGGCCCCAACATGGTCGGCCAGTACTACACGTACATCGAGGGCGAAGCACGCAACGCAGCCATGTCAGTACCAACCCTGGCACGAGGCCGTGACCTTATGGCGAGCGTTATTGCCAGCACCCCACTGTGCATGTACAAAGAAAACTGGAACGACGGCGAGCGCGAAATGGAAGAAGAAAAACTCGCGCCCCGTTCCTGGCTGCGTCAACCTGATCCGTCAATACCGTACGCAACCCTTATGGCATGGACCCTTGATGACCTGTTCTTTTATGGCCGTGCGTTTTGGTACATCTCGAGCAGGACGCAGGACGGTTTCCCAGCCACGTTCACACGCCTACCTGCAGCGTCAGTAACCACCCAAGACCAGGCAGGCCCGGTATGGTTCGCACCGTCAAACCAGGTTTATTTCCAGGGCGGAATGATGGACCCCAAAGACCTGGTGCAATTCATCAGCCCAGTACAGGGCATTGTGTACCAGTCCACAAACGCAGTAAAAACCGCACTCAAACTAGAAGCGTCCAGGTACCGCAACGCTGAGTCTTCAATGCCGTCAGGCGTACTCAAACAGACAGGCGGAGAACCGTTATCAGCACAAGAACTAGCTGACCTATCGGCTGCGTTCAACGCAGCTCGACGCGAAAACCAAACCGCAGCACTTAATGAATACCTTGAGTACACCGAAACCAAAGCCCTGCCCGACTCAATGTTGATGATCGAGTCAGCTAACTATCAAGCGTTGGAAATGTGCCGTTTGGGCAACATTCCGCCATACCTGGCAGGTGTCAACATTGGTTCCTACTCGTACCAAAACGCCCGATCAGCACGCGAAGACCTGTACATTTTTGGTGCACGCCTGTACATGGAATGTGTAGCCCAAACACTCAGCATGAACAACGTCCTGCCACGAGGCACCTACGTACGCTTTGAGGTTGAAAAATACCTTGCGGGCATGATTGACGACGAATACATGCGCGAAGACGGCACCCAAGACCAACAGGTAGCCGACGAACTAATTGAAGAAAACACCCAGGAGGAAAACGCGTAATGGAATTAAAACTTGCACAAGGTTTCGCAGTCGAGCTCGAGGCTGCAGCTGGCGACAAACCACGCCGAACAATCACAGGTATTGCCGTACCGTACAACACCCCAGCCGTAGTCTCAGACGGTACTGAAATCATGTTCTTGGCTGGTTCACTGCCAGTAGACGGCAAAGCGCCAAAACTGTTCATGTACCACGACGCAACCCAGCCGGTCGGTTTGGTCACTGGCCGTACCGAAACCCCTGACGGCATGCTGTTCACCGCAACCGTTGTAGAAACCCAGGCAGGCGACGAGGCCCTAACCCTGGCAGCCGCAGGCGTGCTCGACTCGGTAAGCGTCGGCGTAAACGCAAAAGACTTCTACCGTGACGACAACGGCGTACTAGTAATCAAATCCGCTGAATGGTCCGAGTTAAGTCTTGTACCAATTCCAGCGTTCAGTGGTGCTACCATTACCCAGGTGGCTGCGTCGCAAGGCGAAGCCGACACCGCTCCCGACGCAGAACTTGAACTAACACAATCCGTCGAGGAGGAACCAGTGTCAGAAGAAATCGCAGTCGAAGCAGCAGGCCCGGAGCAGATCGTTCCAACCGTGTTCGCACAGCCAAAGCGCAAATTTGATCTCCCAACCCCAGGCGAATACCTGGCAGCCATGCACATTGGCGGAGAAACCCTGCGCAACGTCGCTGCAGCTGCACAAGATTTCATGCTCGAGCGGCGTTCCGCTTTTCAAGCCGCTGCAGGTGACGTACTCACCACCGACACCCCTGGTCTTTTGCCAGTGCCGGTGCTCGGCCCAGTGTTCGAGGACCTGAACTACATTCGCCCGGTCGTCGCAGCTGTTGGCGCTCGTGCAATGCCAGACGGAGGCAACTCGAAGACCTTTATTCGCCCGACCTGGAGCACCCACCCCTCAGTGGCCGCTCAAAGCCCTGAGCTCGCAGCAGTATCAGCAACGACACCAGTGATCGCCTCGAACGTTGTAACCAAGACCACGCTTGCTGGTCAGGTCACATTGTCAGTGCAGGACATTGACTTCACCAGCCCAGGCGCAATGGAAATCATTTTGCGTGACCTTGCAGGACAGTATCTGTTGAAGTCGGACGACGTGGCAGCAGACGCGATCACCAGCGGTGCGTCAGCGTCAGGTTCAACCTGGACCTACAACAACACCGACCCGTCGACACTGTTCGCTGCACTTTACGACGCAGCAACCGACATTCTCACCGCGTCGAACTTCTTGCCTGATCACGTTTTCGTGGCACCTGGCGTGTGGAAGTTGCTCGGACAGCAAATGGACGCAGACAACCGTTCCGTGTTCCCGTACGCTGGCGCAGCAGGACTCATGGGCGTAAACGCTGCAGGAACCGCAAACATTACACAGCTCAACACGTTCAACCCATTCGGTTTGAACCTGGTTGTAGACCGCAACTTTGCAGCTAACACCATGGTTGTTGCCAAGGGTTCAGCAATCGAGTTCTACGAGCAGATCCGCGGAATTCTCAGCGTTGAAGTACCGGGCACACTCGGTCGCACATTCAGCTACTACGGCTACGTTGCAACGTTCATTGCAGACAGCGATCTTGTTAAGTCCATTACTGTAAGTCCTTGATCTAGGGCCGGGTGACGGCTCATGGCTGAAAAGACCTACATCACGCACCGTATGGTGCTGGACAACTACGCAGTAGTACAGCTACTCAACGACACCGACTGCGAACCAGGACAACAGTTCCGTATCTCGAGCCTGGCTGCAGGCTGGAACACAACCCACATCTCGTGGGCTCACCCGCAGTATTTGTTTATTGGCGTAGATGACCAAGGCGACCTGCTTTACGACTTCAACGTGCCAATACCTAACCAGGTGCTGTTCAAGTACACGGCACCCGATCTCGAGCGCGAAGCAGTCAGTGCAGGGTTCTTCCATTTTGAACCAACTTGTACGTGGATTGACGGCGACGACATACAGGACTGGCTAGGGTTTGCCAGCGTTTCGGTCGAGGACGCAGCGTTTTTGACCCAGTGTGCGGAAGCTGCAAACCAGTTCTGTTGGCGTAGACGTAACGAGGCAGGCTACGAGGACGATTTAGGCAACCCGGACTCGGCTGACGTAATCCTGGGCACGATTATGTACGGCGGGGCACTGTACCGTCAGCGGTCCAGCGTCAACGAGTTTGCGTCATTTACCGAAATGGGCACAGCAACCCCTACAGGGCTCTCAGCGATCATGAAACAGTTGTTGGGCATTCCTAGACCCTCGGTCGCCTAATGGCGTACACAGACCTGTTCAACGAGGCTATAGACGACCTGGCAACCACCCTTGCCACGATCTCAGGGCTAAAGGTCGTGACGGACCCACGCAACCTGCAACCACCCTGCGTATTTCTTGACGCACCAAGTTTTGAAGCCTGGAACTACAACATCGCCAAAGTGACGTTTAGTTGCATAATCCTGACCATGGGCCCCAGCAACCTTGACGCGCTACGCCCAGCGCTGGCAATCGCAGCACAGCTGTTAAACAAGCAGGTAGCGGTCACTGACGGTCGTCCCACCAACACGTTGATAGGTGGAGTAGAATACCCGTCGTACACAGTTACTATTTCCCTACAAGCCCAAACAGCATAAGGAGGTCAACATGGCATTAAAGATTGCGTCCGAACGACTCGGCAAAATTGGTGACGTGTTTGACGGTGCCGAAGCTGAGGCTGCAGGGGTAAACGTCCCGGCACTAATCGAAGGCGGACACCTCGTTGAGGAGTCCAAGAAAAAGAAAAACGAGGACTGACAAATGGCAACCAGCACGTACCTTTCAAACCCCAGCGTGACAATCAACAGCGTTGACTTGTCAGACCAGTGCACCAGCGCAACCGTGACCTACACGGCTGAGGCCCTTGAGGCGACCGCGTTTGGTGACACGGCCCGCAAGTACACCAGCGGTCTACAGAACAATGAAGTGACCGTGACCTTGTACCAGTCCTATGCAGCGACCGAAACTGAAGCCTCGATCTACGCCCTGGTTGGCACCACGACAACGCTTGTGCTTAAGCCAAGCAGCGGTGCAGTATCGGCGAGCAATCCGAGTTATACATTGGCCTCGGGGTATCTCGAAACGCACACACCGATAGCAGCGTCCTTGGGAGAGCTCAGTACAGTCACGCTGGTTTTCAGGGGTGGAACCCTAACCAAAGCCACCTCATGATCCCTCAGCCTCAGGCTGAGAGTAAAACAAAGCAAGCCCGCATGGGCGGAGCCTTGCCCGACGAAAGGACAAACCCTTGAGACTGACCCTTGCCTACCGCACCGTTGACGGCGACTCACGCCAGGTACAAACCAACCTGGCAACACTCGTCAAATGGGAACGCCTATACAAGCGCAAGATCTCACAAATAGGTGACGGCATAGGCGCAGAAGACCTTGCCTATTTTGCGTACGAAGCGACACGCCAGGCTGGCATAGTCGTACCAGCAACCCTGGACCAGTTCATTGAGCAGCTAGAAAACATGCCAGAGATCGTCGAGGCAGACGACCGAAACCCTACCGACCCGGCAGCGTCGGCTACCTCTTAGCGCAGGTTGTCGTGGCTACCGGGTACTGGCCAGCAAATGTGGAGTTTGAACACCCTGAATTAATGACGGTTGTTCGCGTGCTCGAGGAGCGCAACAAATGACCCAAGCACCAGTCACAGGCGTACGCGAAGCATTACGCGTACTAAACGGTTTCGATAAGACGCTGCGTAAACAGTTCAACAAAGACTTTAAAGACGCGGTTGACCCTATGGTGCGTGCAGCTCAACGCAACGTACCAACCGAAGCCCCGCTATCGGGCATGACCCGTAACTGGAAAGGTCAACCGTTGTGGCGTGGTGGATCTACTGAACGTAGGCAGATCACCAGCAAACTGGACACACGCAAAGCGTCACGCAAAATCACCGCGCGTTCAATCATGTACGAAACCGTTGGCGTGGTCAGTGTGGTCGCTGGCGGTGGCAAAGCCCGCAACGGCGTGTCACGTGGTCGCAACATCAGCATTTATGACATGGCTGGCCGTGGCAACAAACCGTCAACCGTTCAGGGCATGACGTTGATTAACAGGCTGAACGCAAAGCAGGGCAAAGCGTCCCGCGCTATGTGGCCCGCGGCTGAAGAAACCCTGGGTGACGTAACACAAAACTGCCGACCGATCGTGGATCGTGCTGTGGCTGACGCTAACCGTGCGTTACGTACTGCGACTGCTCGAGGGGCGCGCTAATGGCAATCAAAATTCCGATTATTTCCGAACTGAACAAAACAGGGTTTAGGCAGACCCTTTCAGAGTTCAAGAAGCTTGAAACTAACGCTCAACGGTTTCAGTTTGTTATGGCGAAAGCGACCAGCCCTGCCGGGTTGACCGCTATGGCTGGTGCAGCGACCACAGCTGCATACGCAATCTTTAACATGTCTAAAGCCGCAGCACAGGACCAAAAAAGCCAAACGGTCCTGGCGACAGCATTACGCAATACAACTGGAGCAACCGACAAACAGATCGCCAGCGTTGAAGACCTAATCCGCAGTATGCAAATGGCTGCAGGTATTTCGGACACCGAGTTGCGTACTGGTTTCCAAAACCTAGTCCGAGCAACCAAAGACGTAACCGAAGCACAAGACTTGTTGACGCTAGCAACAGACGTAAGCGTCGGTTCTGGCAGAAGCCTTGAAAGTGTCACATTGGCGTTGGCTAAGGCATACCAGGGCAACCTCAGTTCACTCAAACGCCTAGGTATTCCGCTTGACGAAAACATTGTCAAAACCAAAGACTTCGACGCAGCGACAAAGGTGCTCAGCGACACGTTTGGTGGATCTGCAGCCAACGCAGCGGACACGTACGCAGGCAAGTTAGCCGTTACCACTCAAAAGTTGCAGGAAGCAGCTGAAGCCATTGGGAAAGTATTTATCCCAATCATTTCAGATCTAATTGCCGTGCTCGACCCAGCAGTGGAAACGTTGAATTTGCTTGGTGACGCAATGCAAAAAAACAATGATAAAGCGTCAGAGTCACCGTCGGTGTTCCGAACCATTCTCGGTCTTATGCCGGTCATTGGCAAAAATTTTCGGGTTACTGCAGACGACGTAGGCAAGTTTGCTGATGAGCTTGAACGTGCAAACGAAGTCTTTGTGCAGCCTGGCGGGACACAACTGTTTAGCGGTTTCGACAAATTGTTTAAGGGCCTTGAGAAATCAACACGCAGTTACGGTTCAGCGTTAGTGGACATTGAAACACCACTAGAAAAGTTTTTACGCAATTTGGGTCAAATCAAAGAAGAAATTACAGCGACGTTCACAAGCTTGTTTGACCTAGGCGGTGCATACCGGGACTCAAAGAACTTCCCCGACTTTATGAAGAACGTTAAAAGCATGGTCGGGCAAATCAAGAACTACGGCAAAAACCTGCTCAAGCTCCAAGGCATGGGTTTAGGGCCGTTAGCGATCCAAGGGATTATGCAAATGGACTTGGCTAGCGGATCCCAGTTCGCTGAGGATCTGTTGGCGCAATCCAACGCGCTGCGTGACATACGCACACTAAACCAGGCTTATACAGCTGTAGGAAATGTGGCTGGGCAGGTCGGTGCCGGGTTGGCGGTCGGTCAGGCGACTGGTGTTACACAGAACATTACGATTGTGAACCCGAACCCTAAGGCTGTAGTTAACGCTTTGCGTGAGTATGGGCGCAATTTCGGACCGTTGCCGTTGTCAGTAACTGGAAGCTACTAATGGCGTACCTATCGTGGAACGTTAAGTTTGGCAGTGGTTTCGGCTCAAGCCTTAACGACGTGTTAACAGTTGACACCGAACACGGCAGGAGCTGGCCCACAGACCCATTTAACCCAGCCTCGTGCACGATCGTTTCGCGCAACATTGCAGCCTGGACAACCACGCCAGTAATTGGCGACATTATTTACGTGAGTAGTGCAACTGATCGAACCGTTGCAGTGTTCTCGGGGTTTATTAAAGACGTGCAAATTAACTACGGCACTAAAACCAGCATGGACACGGCGGTTATTACGTGCGAGGGCCCGTTGGCGCAACCAGGACGCAAACAAATCAACAGTTTTGCAATTACACAAAACACAACACTTTTCCAAATTTCAACGTTAATCAACACGTTCTTTACTTTGTACGGTCAAATCCTTGGAACAGGTAAAAGTATTGCGTCGGCACAAACCTACACAGGCAACCTGCTAGACCTAATCAACCTGCTGTTAACAACAGAAATGGGATACGCCAGAGAAATAGGGGTTGGAACATTTGTTTCAGGCGGAGATTACAAATACAACCCCCAAGTCAACTTCTACCCACGCAGCTACGACACCAGCGCCAGTTACACGTTTAGCGACAACCCGGCGTCGAACAGCGAAATGCGATACGACCCAACAGGGATTGCGTTCACATCAGCAGCACAGTTGTATTACAGACAAGCAACGATCCAACCCCAAGGGTTAGCGTCGCAAACATCAGGGACAAGCAACTACTCGATAACCCAGGACTCGCTTGACTACAACACCACCCAAGCCCTAAGCCACGCCCAATACATTGTTAGCCAATACGCGTCAACCACGTCACGCCCATTAAGCATTACGGCCAGTTACGCGCAACAAACAGACAACGCAACCCGAATGACCACGTACCTGAATTTCCTAGCTGACACCAATTCGGGCGCAGGGAACCTTATCAAAATTGTGTTCCGTGGCAACACGTACTACGCAGTAATCGAGGGCCGTAGTTTGTTCGCTGACACGTCCGAAACCAGCGTCACCGTCACCGTTTCGGGCTACGACAACAACAACTACCTGATCCTGAACAACGCTGTTTTCGGCACTTTGGGCACTTCGGGCACCTACCCGGGCAATAAACTCGGTTTTTAGAAAGGACACAACATGACAGCACCAGGAAGTTTTGCAGTCGGTGACGTGCTCACCGCTGGCGACATGAACGACCTAGGCAACATGGCCACGATCACGGTCACGGCAACCAACTTTGCTGGCACAGTCGCAGCTCGAGGCTACGTGTTCAACAAGATTGCGTTTGTGGAAATCAAAGCCACAGCGACTGGTGCAGCCACTGGTGCGATCACGTTCACGTTGCCAGCAGGCTACGAAATCGCTACAACGGACCTTGCGCTTGGCAACTGCGTAATGATCAACACCACTGGCAACATCAACTACAACGGCATAGCAGTACGAGGCGCAACGAACCTCACAGTGGCACCACGAGTATTTGACAACGGCGCAACATACACCAGGTACACACGCTGGGCCGTAGTCAACGCCACAGTGCCAACAACCTGGGCGAACACTGACGTACTATCCATGAACCTTTGCTACAGGGTCGCATAATGAAAATCGCAAACCCCAGCAAAGCATTTATCGCTCTAGTCGGCCTGGTGTGCATAACCGTACTCATGGCCCTGGACAAGCTCGACACCAGCCAAGGCATGCCAGTAATCACCCTCGTTATTGGTTATGCGGTTGGTAACGGTATTGCAGCCAAACAAGGCGAACCGGTACAACCGATCATTGGGCGCAAAGATGACTGAACTCGGGTATCCATACAAGCGTTTGAACGTGCCTAAAGAATGGGTACCGATCAACGGCAAACTACCCAGCGAAGCCCTAGCTAAATTGAGTTGCGGGGGTACTGGCTGGTTTGACCCCAACCACTGTGGCGGGTTTGTGTTCGCTTGCAACATCATGTACGACGACGCACGCAAAGCAGGTATCACACTTAAAGCCGTATCAGAGGGCTACAGGTCCTATGCACGCCAGGAAGCCCTGTTTTATGACCGTTACGACGACCGTCCGACAGGCCGTAAGCCTGAGGTCACACGCTATTTCAACGGCGGAAAATGGTACCTGAAAGTCGGCAAGTCACCGTCAGCGACACCCGGGTACAGTCCACACGGTTGGGGTGTTGCCCAGGACTTTGACGTAAACAACGGTGACGTGTTTGCCTGGTTGCGTGCCAACGCACCCAAATACGGCCTATACCTACAAGGCCCACCCGCATACTTGGCTACAGGACCCAACCCTGAATACGAACCGTGGCATTGGCAACTATCCGAACCACTGAACCCGACCAGACTGGTGCGTCGTAGGTGGAGACAATTTAAGAAACTGTTATGAGCTTGCGTGACGAGCTCAGCCAGTATCGGTACGGTCCCAGCCGAACCTGCACCGTACAAACTGTGCTCGAGCACGCTGGCAAAGATCGTGACGAGATCGCAGAACTGTTAAACGACAAGCGGGTTACTGCAGCGTCATTGGGTCGTCTGCTACGCAGCCACGGTTACGACATACGAGACGGTTCAATTACCCGGCACAGACGCAAGGAATGTACCTGTGACAATGCGTGACGAACTCGAGTCATTGGAGCGCATTGGTTGGCAACGCAAAGTTGACGACGCACGACGCGAAACTGCTGACGCTAAAGAACGCGCCAAAATGGCTGAGGAAGCCACAGCACGTATGCAACGCGAACTGGGTTTGTTGACTGCGTTGTCTAAGAACGCACCAGCCACGTGGCTAACGAAACCGACCAAGTCGGGTCGTCACCACGGTACGCCCTGGCTGGTGTTATCCGATCTGCACCTTGACGAGGTGGTGAACCCTGCAGAACTTATGTACGTCAACGCCTACGACCGACGTATTGCAGAGCTGCGGTTGAAACGTTGTTTTGAGTCAGCGGTCAAAGTCACCAGCGATTATTGGCAGAACATCAACTATGACGGCATTGTTTGTGCCTTGGCTGGCGACATCTTCAGCGGGGACATACATCAGGAACTATCCGAAACCAACGAGGCACCGATACTGGACTCACTGTTGCATTGGGCAGATCACCTATCAGCCGGGTTGAACCTGTTGGCGGACACGTTCGGCAAAGTGCACGTGCCAGTAGTCGTAGGTAACCACGGTCGGCGCACGAGGAAGCCACGCGCCAAAATGCGTGCACGCGACAACTTCGACTGGTTCATTGGGCAAATGCTCGCTAGGCAATTCCGCAACGACAAACGCATAACCTTTGACGTTTCAGAAGCTGCAGACACACTCGTACAGTCCTACGGTCACAGGGTCTGCATTACCCACGGCGACCAGGCTCGAGGCGGTGGTGGTATTGCAGGTATTTGGTCACCGATTACCAGGCTTGACGCACGCAAACGACAACGCCAAGCAGCCGTCAACCAGCCCTACGACCTGCTCGTTATGGGGCATTGGCATAACTTGATCTTTGGGCCGTCGTTTATTGTCAACGGATCGCTCAAGGGTTACGACGAATACGCAGCAACTGAAAACTTTAACTTTGAGCCACCAGCCCAGGCACTGTGGCTTATGACCCCGGAGCATGGTAAAACGTGGACTGCGCCACTGTTTGTGGCTGACCGCAAGGCGGAGAAATGGTAGACCCAGCAAAGCTCGCAATTGTGCACATTATTTGGGCAGACGCGCACACTGGCGGTCACGGTTGGATTAGCAACGTGCTCGAGGACATGGAGGAAACTTTGGTGCACACGGTCGGGTTCCTGATACCTGAGGACCACGGCGGAAAACCTAAACATTTTACTATTTGGCAATCTTTGTGTGAGGACGAAGGCATTGGGTTGTTCTTTATCCCTGTGGACATGGTTAGGTGCCTGAACATACTGAGGCTTAGTAGCAGCGACTAGGGTGGTCGGGACGACAAACGAGGAGGCCCCTTTGCCCACCGTTCCCGCCCCAAAATTTATGGCTGCTTTGCTATTGCCCATAATCGCCACACTGGCGGTGCTGGGTGCCACTAAAAGCCTTTCAGAAGCCCCTGAGAGCCCGCCTACGGCACGCAACTACCGTGTCGCTGTGACTGTGCCACTCACAACAACGACGACAATTCCAGCGGTCACTATCCCTGCCGACGCGTCCTGCCCGCAGTGGTGGCCGTTAGCGGTCCAGGTTGGTTGGCCCACCGATCAGCTCGACATGCTTGACAGGGTGATCTTCCGTGAGTCCAGGTGCTTACCTGACGCATGGAACGGTCACGACGCAGGACTAACCCAAATCAACCAGATCCACACAGAGTTTGTGGCGGTCATGGGCTGGTCTTGGCCTCAAGACATGTACAACCCCGAGTTGAACCTGCGGTTTGCGTTGAAGCTGTGGCAGGGCAAAGGTTGGCAACCGTGGGGGTTTTAATCCGAACATGCTTGTATTACGCATTTGGTTTGATTACTGTGCTACTTGTCCACCACTACTTGAAAGGACCTAAACAATGACCGAAGCCCAACTGAACCTGCTGTATGCAGAGTTGGCGCGACTACAACGCGACCTGGAAGAAATAACCAGGCTCGTCAATGACACGATCACTGAACGTGACGCGCTACGCAAAGAACTAACCAAAGTGACCGAGGAACGCCAACTGTGGTATGAGCGCGCTATCCGTTTGGGGTCTGACTATGTATGAGCAACCACTATTTGAGGACGTACGCCGTCACCCTGCAGCAAACACGTACACGCCAGCCAAAGCGGAAACGTCACGTGCAGCTGCGGTAAAGGTGTACCCGAAGACTGGCACCTACCGGTGCAAAGTGCTCGGATTAATTATCTCGTATGGGGGTTTGACCTGTGACGAGGTGTGCGAAAAGTTGGGCATGCTTGTACAGACCGCCACACCGACGATTAACAGCCTGGTCAAGGACGGCTGGTTGCGTGACTCGGGTGCTCGACGTAACACACGTTCGGGCAATCCTGCTGTTGTGTGGGTGGCTGTCGCATGAACGACGACATTGTGACCCGACTACGGGCGTTTATACCATGGGCTAATTCGGCTGGTGATGATTTGCACGCCGAGCACTTGGCTGAAGCCGCTGATGAGATTGAACGCCTACGCAAAGAAGTGACAACTTGGATTATTTGCGCTGAAAGACTTGTGGAAAGTCAACAAAACGAACAATACGAAAAAGCGTTGGCTTTCTATGTTGATTGCCAACGCATAGCAAATGAGACCTGCCAATGAATTTTGACCTGGGTAGTTACACAACCGTCAACGACCGTTTGCTTGAGCTGTTCAAGAAGTATCCGGACGCACGCATACAAAACACTGTGCCTAGGGTTGACATGTTTGACGGCCGTGAATGGTGGGTTGTGACCACAACTATTTGGCGCGACCCAACAGACCCGTTGCCAGTGATTGCGTCCGCAGCCGAACCCAAAGGCGCAACGCCATACACAAAAGACTCAGAAATGATGAACGCCGAAACCTCAGCAATCGGGCGAGCAATCCTGCTAGTTGGCGGTATCGGTATCAAGCCTGGCGGAGGCATGGCCTCAGCTAATGAGGTACGTAATCGTGCCGGGGACGACCGTCTCTCCCCGTCCTCGAGCACGAACGTACGTCAATTCCCCAACAAGTACCCGAAACCGTGTGTACATTGCGGATCTGTGGTGGCTGAGGGTGAGGGTGTGTCGTGGAAAGACGGCGAGAAATACAAGACCGCACACAAAGAAGGTCAGTGTGACATGGAGGCACCGTTCTAGTGGGCAGCATGAAAACCGATTACATAAAAGCCAAGGAGGAACGCAAAAACCTTGAGCGTTACAGGTTTAGGCGTATGCACGCCGAACGAGCCACCAGCAAACAGATCGACTACCTGGTGAATTTGGGGCACATGAAACTGTGGGAAGCACCAGCCACACTCGACTGGGTCAAAGAAACGTTCATACTGCCCAACGCACACCATGACGTGACCTGCTTTATGGACCTGAACAAGGAAGAAGTGAGCAAAGCAATAACCCGACTCAAAGAGGAGCTAGCCAGTGAATGACCTGACCGAAACAATCGCAGTAACCGCCATGATCTACCTAGGAATTGTGGCAATCCTGTGGACCATCAAAATCATTAGAAACAAAGACCACTGGTAAAGCGTGCTTGAGAAAGACTTTCAACAGTCGGTCGTTGACCTGGCTAAATGGAACGGTTGGCGTGCCCACGCGACCCGCACCGTACAAGTCAAATCAGGACACTGGCTAAGCCCCGGTATAGACGCAGGGTTTCCTGACCTGATCCTGGCACGTGACGGTGAACTGCTG